TCTTCTTGGATAGCATCCACATAATTATTTAGGATGGTAAGAGTATCTTCAGCCTGATCGATTATATCATCACTTACACCTTCTGTCAAGTCTGTAAAATCTTCAACGATGGTAATATCGGCAGGATTTGCTTGGTAAAGATTATTGATGAATACGTCAAACAGATATGGATTGGTTTTATTCAAGACAACAACCTTAACATACTTGCTTGTATATGGTGTCATATCATGGTTGGATATTTCTTTGATCTCTTTATTTTTGTCATCATAGACAACTTTATGAAACATTACGTTAGGGTTCTGAATAAAATTAAGCTGTCTAGTATCAAGATCAAAAATGTGAAAACCACGAGGGTCGTTGTAATCTTGCCAGGTAAGCTCATATGGGTTACCAAGATAGTAAATCCCATCAGCAGAAGATTTATGGTGATAATGCCCACTGAAAGTAAATTCGAATTTTCTGAAAATATTTCTATCAAGACCTTCATCTGATGGCATTCCTTTGTACATTGCGAATCCTGCAATCTCAAAGTGACCCATGCAGATATCCGTTTTTGTTTCTTTGATGAAGTTTATACATTCATCATAATTGTCTGCACAGATCCATGGTATCATACAGATTTGATGTGGACCAACGTAAATGTGTTCGGGTGAATCAATTACATGTATATTGCCATATTCTTGCAGCAATAAATCTACAGAGTTTACTTCATTCGTATTCTTGAAATAAGTATCATGATTACCTGCCAACATGTATACTTCAAACCCTTCATCTTGAAGAATATCAAAGAACATCTCTTTGGTTCTTTTGAGAGTGTAGAAGTTGACATATTTTCTTCTATCAAAAGTATCACCAAGAATTAATACTTGCCTAATACCTTTTTTTCTTAGAGTTGGAAAGAATGTTTCTTTGTAAAATTTCTCATAGAAATCCAAAAAAACAAGAGCGTCATTTCTAGCACCAAAATGCTGGTCAGTAATAATTGCTACCTTTGACATTTATCGTATCCTGTAATAATCCAACTTCGATTATATCACTCTCCTAAAAAGTTTTCAATACCTTTAGGCTTGTTTGCCTCTTTTTTCTTTCGTTTGCCTTCTTCGAAATTTTCAATGAATTCGGAAATGTTATCGTAGAGTTCAAACTGTCTGGTAGTGCCATCTTCAAACTCCAACATCTCATACTCGTCTAAAATGCCAACTTGCTGTGTGGCTTTGTATTTAACGTACAACTGCTTCTTTTCTTTCTGAATACGGCGAAGGAAAGCATAGTAAATGATCTGTGTAAAATAAGCAAATGGATTTTTAGATTTTTCTGGATTGAAGTTTTCAAAATACATCAGACAGTTTTCAATACCATCACCAATCATCTCATCACGATGTGGATAATTGATAAAGTTTGGTTTGTGAGATAACCCTTCGGCAATCTTCATAAAGCATTCACCAATATATTCGGGTATGTTTGGTTTTGGCTCTTTGAGTTTAATTGCTTGTTTACAGTCTTTTTTGTACTGTACCAGTGCTTTGAGAAAATCTTCGTTGTTTACGTAATGCTTTTGTTTCATAAGTTTACCATAAAAAAGTGTTGACAAGCTCTTGACAACTCGTTATACTGAGTATGTCCAGAATGATGCTAATAAAAGGATTAATTACTGTAAGGTATGATATTCTTTCTCTTCCATAGCTTCAATCAAATTAGTTATTTCATCATCATCAAGTGCATCTGCTTCTTTCTTTGCTTTAGCCAAAGCAGAGATAGTTTTCAAAGTACCAAGATAATGCTCTACAAAAGTATCTGTAGGATCGAACTTGGTTAAAATGTCATTGTCTCCAATAACACATTCATTGGTCTTTATGATTGAAGAAGGAGCCCAATTAGCCAGGGTTAAGATTTGCTTTTGATTACGAAGATCGTCTTGTATTTCTATGATCATGCCATCTTTGATGTACGTTGAGTAATTTTGCTCAATGATAGTACCTATAATATCAACTCCAGTTTTAAGACGGACTATTTTAATTTGTTCCATTCTTGAGTCCTATTTTGTAGAGTTTATAAGGAAACCCCTCATCATTATATATCTTTGTTCTTTCCACGAAATGCCTCAAAGTAAAGTTCATGTGTTTGCCGACTCGAAGGTCATCGGCAATATCAAAGAGGACTGCTTTTTCTTTTCCTGCTCCTTTTCTGAGTCCTCTGCCGATCGACTGTAAATTTCTAATTCTAGATTTGGAGGGAGACGCAAAGATAATGTTATGTAAATTGCGTATATTAATACCGGTACTAAAAGTACCAAAAGAAGCCACAATAATTGCATCTTTTTCTTCCTCCATAATTCGTCTAACTTGTTCTCGTTCTTCTGCATCAACGCCGCCATGAATAAAGAACACTTTTCTATTGCCTATATTCTTGGCATTGGCAATCCAATCATATAACAATTGGCCATGCTTGTCAACATATTGATACAAAATTAATGTATTATTACCAAGTGATAATGCTAGATTCTTGATGAACTTATTTCTAGCCTCACATCCAATTAAATATTCTATTTCGTCTTTATATTCTTTTTTCTTTAATTCTTTTGCCGTTTCTTCGGAATGCTTCAGTATCAGACACTTGATATTGAACTCTGCTAATTGTTCATTTTCAATTAGCTTTTTTGTTGTGGTAACTTTCTCTACAGGTCCAAATAGACCTTCTAGCACTAGTTTGTGTGTCTTTGTACCGTCTAATGTACCAGTCAGACCGATACGATATTTTGTGTTAATGCAAGAAGTCATTATGGTAGTCAAAGACTGAGCTTTGAATAAATGAGCTTCATCACCAATTATATAATCAAATTGTTCGAAATATTCTTTCGGTAGTTTGTATAAAGATTGCCATGTAGAGATAATCAGTTTCTTCTCTGACACTTTATCTTTACCTTGATAAACTCTATGTACGTTAGCTTCTACGTCAAATCCATTCTCTGTAGAGTAATCTATAAAGTCAGTATATAATTGCTCTACTAGTGATGTAGTCGGGACTATAATTAACCCTTTGTAGCCCTTGTATTCAAGGAATTGACGTATAAAAAGGTATATGATAAGAGACTTACCTGATGCTGTAGGAGATAATAATAAAGCTCTCCTATGACGCATACCGTGAATAAAAGCTTCTAGCTGATAGTCACGAACTTGTATTGATCTTCTTTGAGAATGTAAATTCAGTTCTTCTACAAATTTATTAGCAAGATACACTGAGAAATCATCTGTTAAGTCTGGTCTTGGATCACCATACTCAATATCATATTGTCTTTCATTAGCGAATTGTTCTATGTATGGTAAAAGACCTAGATAGATATTATTGTTTCTCTGGTCAAATAATCTTATCTTCCCATCCCAGATTCTATTTCGAAATGCTGGTGTGAATTGATAACCAGGTACAAAGAATGTGAAATATTCAGATAGCTCTTTGGCTAAATGTTTCTCACATTCAATGTGTGCATATACTTCATTCTTTTTTGTGATAACTAAGTTATCTTGCTCCTTGAATAAATCGCTCATGTGTCATATGTTCACGAAGCTGCCATGTTCTGTTTGCTAATTCTTTAAGAATAGCAGTACAGACCTCAACGACTTCTTCATGATATACCTTTTTCTCTAGAAGTTTGATTAAATCACCGTCACTCTCTAAGTATGTAGACACATCGGATTTGAGGGTAAAACGAAACGGCTCCCAGCCATATTGTGCAAGTTCGTCTTGATCCATTTTACCCGTATAGTATTCCCACTTCACTTTCTTCATTCGATGGTAATCAAATGTAGCTTTCTTGACAGCAATCTTATGCTTAGTCATAATATTAAGATATTTGCTATGAAGATTTGGAATACGAATGATCTCTCTAGATGGCTCTGTTTCATCCACTACAGAATCAGTTTCCCAATATTTTAATACTTGTTCCAAGTTTTCCATAATAAAAAACTATAAAAGTTAACCAATTTTGATTATAGCATAACCAATTAATTGTTGTCAAGCTTTACTTATATCGTACCAAGAATATCTGAAGCTTGCTGTGGCAGTAATAGTCGGAGTGTCAGTGTCGGTAGAATTAAATTGAATTGCAGATAGTGATATTGGAAATATATCAGTGAATTGTACCGTGATTTTTCTGTTGTTTAATCCACTTAGTATATTCAACATACCATCTGAGTATTGTGGCTTTGGTGCGTAATAGGCTACGGGTGATAAATTCTTTAGATTCTGGTATTCTTCAAAGTTAGTAGGAAAAGTCATTCCTCTTAACCAATTGTGAATATCTAACCAAGCTTGTAATTCTTCATCAACAATAAAGGTTACATTCAATGGTTCATATACAAGTTTATCACCAGGTCTGTATAGATCAACGAATGGGGTTACTTGTGGAATTTCAGCCGTAGAAACACCAGGTAAATTTACTTCTTGACAGAAATACTGCGTATTGCTTATTCTAGGAAAAGTCAATACAAACTTTGTAGACTGTAAGAAATTTGTATTCTGTGGTTGAGGAACTAGTTGAGCCATTTTATCTCCTTATGGAGTATTTATGATATCTTCACACATAACCAACCTTTATGTTGTTTGAGGGTGCCTTGTGATACTTTAACCATATTTCCTTGGTCTAATCCATTCTCTTTACAAAATTTTCTTAAATTCACAATATTAATTGGTATACCATTTGGTGGAGTGACTACCCACGATGATTCAAGTGTTTCTCTCACTCTATCTTTTTGATATTGTGATTGTTTAAATCCTTTCATTTTTGCTATTCTTTTTTGAATATGTTCTGTGGTTTGTTTTAATCCTTTTTTCATTTCACTTATTATTTGTTTAGTTTCTTCTGTATGAGGAAAACCTATACCATGTCTACGCAAAGAAGGATTATGTTCTTTGATATCAAATGGCATAGTTTTTAGCGATTCGAATATATTATTCATTTTTATAAAAATTTGATGTAATTGTTTTAAAAAAGAGAGTCCCGAAGGACTCTCTTAAAATACCACTCTGTGGTGGTTTCATCACATTAGGTTTTTGACCCCAAATATTCTATAGTACACGTTGCTACGAGCAGCAAGAGCACCATTGCCTTGTGTTAGACCTTGTGCAAATGGGTTAGATACCATACCGTAACGAGTCTTGAATCCAATTTTTGGTTGGAATGTGAACTGGTCAACAGCACGAACCATTTGTAGAGGAACATATGGGCAGTAGAACAGACCAGCGTCATAAGGTGAAGAACCCTTATATCCAACTGTTACTAGTTCTTGGTTGCTTGTGTAACCACCGAAGTATGGATCGATGTATACCTTGATACGACCATGTAGTAGACCAGCAAATGTATTGCCTGTGTCATCTACTTGTAGGTCAGCTTGTAGAGCAGGTGTGTATTGTAGAACACCAGCCATAGCCATAGCTGAAGCAACGTCTGAAGAAACGATCAGAACGTTACCTTTTCCTCTACGAGTCTGCTTTGCAATTACGTTTGCATCACGCTCGATTTGGAAAATCAGACCTTTGAAACGCTCAACTGACCAACGGCCATTTGAATCTGTGTCTAGGTCGAAATAACCAGCAGTTGTTGTACCATACTGAGCACCAGCAACAGCAGTGGTGTAGATTGTACGAATAACTTCACGGTTGATTTCAGCTAGAATTTCTGTTGACAGAATGTTGCTTAGTTCTGTCTCAGCATCTAGACCATGGATTGCTTTCAGGTCTTGTGCTAGTTCTAGTGAGTATTCAGCTTTCAATGCACGGCTTTGAGCAGTTACGGAAACTTTCTCAATGCTGAATGCCATTTGCTGGAATGCTGCATTAGACTCTGAACCCAAGAATTCAGCAGTTGCAGTTGGTAGGCCAATACCAGTTGTGTAAGCATTAGCTGTTAAGCTGGCGACTGGGTTTGTACCAACGTCGGTTGCTGGAGTACCTGCAAAACCGTATGGGTTGTTTTGTGAGCTAGTACCAGAGAAGATAGTGTTAGCTTCGTTATAGAAAGCTTCACCACCGCCTTGGCTAGCATATCTTGCTCTCATTGCAAAGATCAGTCCTGTAGGACCTGTCATTGGCTGAACGCCAGCAACATCATAAGCAATAAGGTTAGGTAATGCACGACGAACTAACGAAATCAGGATTGGGTCAAAGTTTTGAACACCGCCTGTGATGTTAGTAGGACCTGCTGATGTTGTTTCATTCAGTAGGCCAGCGTCTTGTTGCATAGCTTGTTGCTGGTTCTCAAGAACCATTGCTGTGACCGCTTTCTTATAAGGGTCTTTAATGGCTTCTAGCTCTGGATGCTCCAGAACTGGCTTCCATTTTGATTGTAGTTGTTCAGATAGATACATCTAAATCTCCTTTTTTATTATTGGTTTTTTATTTATTTTGCCAAAGTTTTAGTGATTGCCTGAGCGTAAGCACTCATCATTGGATCTGAAGATTGAACTGCTTTTTTATCTTCATCTTCAATTTGAATTTCTTCGTTCAGATCAGACGTTTCGGCAGCTTTTACTTGACTTGGAAAATATGATTCCTTGATTGTCTCTAGCTTCTCTCCGAAATCTTCTTCAGTAGTAAATTCTAGACCCTCTGCGAGTGCTTTTACTTTTTCTACTTGAGTCTGTGTAAGGCCTTCACATGCTGCGTGTATAGCCTCGATTTTTCTGTGTTCGTTAATCGCTTTTGTGAACTCGACATTCTTTTGAATTTCTTCATTCAGAGCATCTTCTAGTTCTTCAACACGACCAACTAATTCTTCTACTGCATCAACTTTTTCTTCTGGGATATCGATATATGATTCTACGAATAGATTGCGTAGTTTGCCAATGAATTCTTCAACGATTTCGGCACGTAGGCCTCTTTCGACTGCTAGTTCATTTTGCTGCATCCATTCTTCAACCATGTATGTCAGATAATCATCCAGTTTTTCAGCTAAGTCTTCCTTAACTTGCTCGATAGCAACTTGGAATTCTTCTGTTAGATTTGATTCGATTGATTCAACAATTGTCTCGACTCTTGACAGAACAGCCGCTTCAAAAATAGTTGTTGCTTTATTTCTGAAATCATCAGATAGGTTTTCGCCTTCTAGTAATGCTGCAACGTCATCAGACATATCGATTCCTTCGTGATATGACTGGAATGTAGCACCAGGATTCATAGGCATTGTTTGTGGGGCTAGCTTACCAGCAATACGGTCACGAAT